CACTGAAATTGTTGACCACCACGAAGGTCTCACTGAGGATTGGGTAAGCAGCCTCAACGGAATGTACCAGAACAGCAACTACCTCTTCACACTATCATCAGTGGTGAATTATCCACAGTCCTTGTCAACTGACAATGGAGCAGGCTACGTGTCCAATGGTGTCACAGCACAATCCACAGCTTCCACTTTCAGCAGCGTGTCCAGCGAAATCAACAACCCTCTTTCCCGTGTGACTACGGCAAATGATGTTGATAAGCTACAATCTTCTGCAATGATTCTCTCTGGTGCAAATCAGGGACGTGACCATGTTAGTTATGTACACAAGAAGCTAGACGCCGTGCCCACAAGTTTCGGTACACGTATGCGTATCATTGGTGAAATCCTGAGCACGGGATCACAGGAGCCAATTGGTTCTGAAATTCTCACCAAGCCTTACATGACTACACCAAACGCTGACTTGACAATTTCTGGTGGCGGTGGTGGCCTCGGTATTCTTGTTGACCCAGTGAAGAATCACGGATACTTCATGGAGCTACAGGCTCTCACCGGAGCAACAGAGGATTACTCATTCGAGGATGTCAACCATGAGGTTACCTTGGGTAAGGTTTCTGCGGCGGTAGTCACATCCAATGAGGTAAAGCTTACCCTAGTAGACACACCAAAGATCATTGCCGTAGGTGATACCATTACTGTTACAGAGTTCCCAACAGACAATGCTGACATCAATGGGTCATACCCTGTCAAGCGTGTAGATGTCAACGATGTCTACTATGACCTTATCACGGTTCCATACACATTCTCGGCACCTTATCCTGATACCGCAGCTATCACCGCGTCAGCGGGAACATCCCCATTGCCATTGGCGGCTATCAAGTCCATCAGTATTGATTCAACTGGTGTGGCTCTTGTGACCTTGGTGGATGGAACTAATCCCGGCTACGCCATTGGAACAACGTTGACCAATGTCAATTTCGAGACTTCAACCGCCATTCCAAACATCAATGGAGTTGTGAGCGTTTCTTGGGTTGGAGATAATGAGTTCAAGTTCGATATTCGAAAGACGACTTATACCTTTGTTGATGATCTGAGCGCAATTCATTTCTCCTACAAGGATGATGCTGGGGCAACCGTCACCCTGAATAGTGACGAGATTAAGTCTGCTACATCAACAGCGCAGGATATCACCTTTACTTTTAGCGGAACAAACAAGACGTTCAAGGATTTGGATGCCGTTCTTGCCGGTGGCACTGTTGTCATTGATAGGAAGAATGAATTCAAGAACCCTCGTATGAAGACCGCAGGCGCAAGGTCTGTTCTCTCTGCGAACTTTGCCCAGAACCCAAGGGCAATCAATGACCCAGCGGCAGCGGTAGGACGTTGGAAGCCAAAGGTATATTCCACTACCAAGACACATGGAGGAAGGGCAACCCAAGCCTTTGTTTCCCAAGACGCATATGTGAAGACAACCAATATCAAGACCTTCACTTCGAGTACGTACATGAAGGGAACGGCCTACTCAGATAGAGGATGGCTCCTAGCTGGTGATGGCTCTTATGGTGACAATGCTCCTACACTAGGAAGTGACGCCTACAACACTTCACTGCCTGTGACTATGGCAGACAATTACGTCCGTGTAGGACTATGGGTTAAGGCTTCTTCCAAGACAAAGATGCAGATTGGTCTACGTCGCTCCAACGAGTGGCGTCACAAGACCAAGGGCAAGTGGTACTCCTCAGAGACATTCAGCGGAGCGGTTTCCGTGGGTACGGACTGGACATGGGTAAACTATGGATTCAAGATCACCCCATTCAATGGTCAGGTCCACTTGCGTACAAGGTTCTCCAAGTCAGGCTCCAAGATCACATACTACGGAACAGGACTGGTAATCTCGAAGGACGGCTCTTCCAATTCATTCTTCGACCAGAACTTCTCTACGGACTCATCCGTTTACTCCGTTGGATACGATACTCCGAACAAGCGTCATACCCTATCGTATGACAAGGTGAAGTATATTGAGCCTTCCGCTCAGGTACGCGCAATGCGAAGCACTTCTTTCGGTGACACTGATGGGTATTCCCTACGTGTTGACAGGTATGGGTCAGCAGCCAACCCATTTGCTGTTGTTGATCTTGGACCTGTGACCGCAGGACGTTACGTTGTCAGCGCAGTCATGAATTCAGCAAGCCCTGACATTGCTTGGGACACGGCAGAAAGCACCAAGCCAAAGTTCGTGGTTGGAGCATCAGAAACAAAGGTATTCCCAAAGCAGCTAGAACCCGGTGAGACAGATACAGGGGTAAGGTCTTCGGGTGAAGAGCTACGTCAGGTTGTAACTGTTACTGGCTCAGGAGAAGCGTATCTTTACTTGCCTGCCACAAAGGACGTTGGACAGACTGTGTTCTACGACAACATTGGCCTTGAGCGTATTCCTGCCTACATCCTCCCAGCAGACGAAGACTCCATCACGTTCTTTGACGGTGGACAGTTCGGTGCAGATTGGGAAGGAACCGCTGACGACTCAAGGTCTGTCATGAACTTGGCAGAAATGGGAATCGATACAAGGAATGCAATTACATCTGTTTCTGCCGGTGTTGCTCAGGGTGGAGGAGTTTTCCGATACACCATCACAACCCAAGCAACAAACCCAAAGGCCCAGACAGACGTGTATGCCGTATTCTCTGGCATCAATCAGCTATATGGACAATACCTTGTCAAGACTGTCGCTGCCAATACGTTCACCATTGATACAACTGATGTACCGGGAGACACGTCTTCCCCAAAGGTTATCTTTGTTGATCCAGTTATTGTGACAGTGCCGGGAATTGGAACAAACGTTCCTATGTATCCTCTGGCAGTTGACAATATCTCTGACACCAATGAAACTGGAATGGTGACTGTTGCACACGTACAAACAGCACACAACTACGTCAATCCATTCTTGACAGCTACAACAGCCAAGACGTGGACAGAAACCCAACAGCTATTCAATACCTTCTTCTACAAGACTGTCAGCGATGATCGTGGCGGTAGGGTCAAGGCTGTAGAAGGAGCCTCTCTTACAATTCCAACACATACATTGAAGAGTGGTGATAAGGTAAAGATCACAGGAACCGGAGCACCTTCCACAACATACACTGTATCCAATTTGATTGGAACTCGCGTGGTCTTGAGCGGTAGCCCTACAGGATGGAACGCAGACTGGTGGCTAGGTCTTGTTGATCCCATCATCACACCATTCCGTCTATGGGCAGGACTACAGTCCATTCTTGTTGACTCAGGAAAGTTCTACGGACAGAAGCCAAACCTCACAGCTTCCGAGGATTCCGTATACGACATTGGTGTAGAATATTCTGATTCCGCAGACGGTAGAACATTCTTCCTGTTCCTCAACGACCGCAAGATCGGAGAAGTAACAGACCCTGATCCTCTTCCAGTAAAGGATCACGTAGCGTTGTTCAGCCGTGGTGGAGCAAAGGTGATGTTCGAGCACCTTTACGCTATCTCTGCCAAGGCAGGATTCCCAGCACCATCACAAGCTGGTGGAGCAGCAGTCTTGGGCAACCAGAACCGCTTCGACTTGGTACGTAGGTCTGGCGCAGCCGGTGTATTGCAGTCCAGCTTCCTATCAGGAGTTGGAGATAGCTCAGGCTACAACGTGTTCTACGATGAGTTTGGAACAATCTTCCGCGAGGCCGCGTACATGAACGTCAAGTACGATCAGGCTTTCCCAGCATTGATTGCCCAGATCGCCCCAGCACCAGCAGGATTCCGTGGGTACACAATCAGTGGATTCCAGCCAACAGCCTACGGTGCAGAGTTCATGGTATTCAACTGCACAGACAACCTATTGTCCTTGAATGCAGAGACAGGAAACTACTTGCGTATTCTTGGAGTTACATTCACACAGAATGCAACCCACACATTGACGATTGATGAATTGTTGGAGCGTAAGTCCAATGTTGCTAATCTTGTTGACGTTGCAAACGTCACGGAGAACTCCAACCTTTACAATCGCTTGCGTATCAATAGAATGCGTCACGGAGACAAGAAGCTTTCTTTGCAGTCCGATTTTATTCAGACTTCTGCAACGGCAGAAAAGACATTGACTTGGATTATGGAAAAGGCTTCTCGTCCACGCCACAACGTAGGGTTCGAAATCTTCCCAACCCCAACATTGCAGCTTGGTGACTTGGTTACAATCGACTACAAGGTAAAGGGTCATGATGTCATTGCTCCTGCCGACAAGCAGTTCGTCGTGTATAATGTTACATATGACAAGGACAGCGGTGGAAGCAAGATGACAGTATTCGCTACGGAGACCTGATGGTTAATTCCGTTCCATACGACACTATCTTTTTCAAGCCAGTTAAGAACACCCTTGCCGTGAAACTGAAGGCTAATACGTTCGCAGCAGAGAATTTGACAATCGAAGATGCGAGTGCTACAATCACTCCTCTGTTCGAAGTCTTCGGCAGCGCTGAGCTAGCCTCCATCGCAAGGCATGATACAGTTGGTGGAGTCGGACTCAACTACGAACTCACGTCTGAGATTGACGACATCACCAAGGACATCACAGCGAAGTTCCTCAAGGTCGGTGCGCCAAGGTCAGCGGGCGTCACGACGATTGATATTTCGAAGTACATCTCGGCTGTAGATTTGACAGACCCATCCCTTCCCGGTATCCTGATCGATGAGAACGGAGATTTGATCATCAACCTCATTAAGCTTGAGGGGGATGAGGGGGTAGACGTTCAAGCCCTTTCGGGTGGAACAATGGTAAGAGTGACATATGGCATGGAGGAATGAATGATCACAGGTGCAGGTAGGGAAATTATTGCCAAGTATATGCTTGGTCACACTTCCGCATATGCAACACACATCGGACTTGGCTGTGGTGCCAGTCCAGACACGGGCTACAGAAGGTTCTTCACCGAACTGACAATCACGTCCAATCGTGCGACTATTAATCTTGGATCACACACGTTCGTGCCGGGTATGGATATCAGGGTCGTTCAGACAATCATTCCAGCAGGAACACCAGACATCAGCGGAGAATATCTTGTGTACTCAGTAACAGGATCAACTGTCACGTTCGACTTCACACACGCTAACCTCACGGCAACAGCCGTTGAAGGACTTGTGTCCCAGATCGTAGGAAACATCTATGCTTCCAATCCAGCAATGACATTTGAGACCAAGCGCCTCCCAATCGTATCCAGAGGATTTGCCAACGAGGATCAGACCCAACTGGTATTCACCGCAGAGATTCCGTCCAATGAACGACTCGTAATCTCCGAAGCTTCGCTATGGACAGCAGCATCAGACCCCAATGCTCTTGGCAGCCAAAGCCGTTTGCTATTCGGCATGTCTCCCGAAGAGGGATGGGTGGTGCATAGCTCCACAGGAATGTCCTCTGTAGAAACGGTATCCGCTTTGTCGGAAGGAACCCTGTCAATTGATAAGGCCATTATCGATCCTATCTTTGCCGTAGAGACAAACAACTCATTGTTCCAGTCCCTGCCACGCCAGAATCAATATGAGGGCGGTAGGCTAGGAAAGACTTCAATCGGTATGCGTGGAGATACAGCTACAATCACAAGGGTGGGAAATTATGGTTCTGCCAACGCAGGATCATCCCATATCCACATTGACACAAGAGCCATGGACTTCTCTGCCAACTCCACAGGAGACGAGCTACGTCTTGCTCTGTCAGTGTCTACCGCACCTAGCGACAGTATTACCGTAGCTCCCCAGAACGTTAAGCTTCTCGTTGAGTTCCTTTACTCCGAGTCTGATTCCAGCGGGTATGCAAAGCTGTATACAGAAATCCCAGACACAGAGCTAGGTGGCAACAGATATAAGGTTGTCTCCGTTCCCCTATCCAACCTAGCATATTCGTCCAACTTCTCATGGTCCAACGTAAGGACCGTAAAGATTTCCGTGCAGGTTGAGCCAACCGTGATTTCAGGACTGCTCGCAGAAGACTACTTCGTATTCTTGGACGGCATGAGGTTCGAGAACTTGTCCAGTAACAATCCTCTCTATGGAATGACTGGTTATAGTATCGTGCGTAACGGTTCTCTTGCTCCACCAATGCCAATCGTAAGCGATGAGGGTGAGCCGGGATACATTGAGTTCCGTCTTAATGTCGAGGTTCTTTAATGCCAAGGATTGTAGTCAAGCAAGCTGATCTTCCAGCAGCTACTCTAGACGGAGCACTTGTTGTTAGATTCAAGATTGTATCCAACAGCCGTAACTCCATGTCGGAATGGTCTCCTGCGTTCCACATCTATCCACCCGTGTATGATCCAGAAGACTATGATGGAAACAGCTTCTACGATCAGGGTGAGGTTTCATCCATGTCTATCGTGTCTGCTAGAGTAGCTGATGATCCCGTACGTTGGAACATCGCTCTCAACTGGCAAGACAGCTACGGACTCCCCCAGTATGACCTCTACGTGAGATGGTACTTCGGAGCAACAGTAACAGACTGGACTTTCATGGACTCCCTCGCAACCAAGTCGTATGCGTTCGACTCTCCGATGGTGTATGATGTGACTGGCTTGATCCAGACGGTACCGACAGCGGTAGACATCGCAGTAACAAGATCAACTTACATCAAGCGCTACGTCTTGCCTGAGCTACCTCTTACCAAGACGCCACTGACAGTTTTCAACACTGTTGGTCACGAACACGATCTGACAATGGTATAATTAGACTATGGCTAAGGTAAGAACTATCTCACAGGGAACCCCGATTTCATCGGAGGTTTTGCAGGAGCACGCCGCTGCAATCAACGAAATGCACGAACAGATTTTCAGTCAAGCAGCAGGCGTCACGGTTGTCACCAAGGGAATCAAGCAGACTCCCGTACGTGTGACTCAGGGACAGTTCTACGGCGAGACGGTTGCTGTTCTCACAAACTCCAAGGTATCAACGGCTACTCCCGAGAAGTGGAGTGTGTTGTTCAACCCTGTCTTCGCGTCTGGTACAATCCCAGCAGTAACGGCAACTCTGATGATTCCTCAGGATGCAGCAAGTCCAGCGGCAGCACAGGAAGCCAATGTTATCATTACCTCCGTATCGGCTACAGGAGCATCAGGTACAATCAACTTCCCAAAGGAAGGTGAGAACGTCACCTTGCTCGTATCCGTTATTGCAATCGGAGCAGCAGGATGACCGCCTATCTTTACAAGAAGCGCAAGGTGTATTTTCTTGGCGACGATCTTGTATCGGTTGAAGTAAAGGTTCCAACGCAGGGAATTGTAAAGATCAAGAATTGGTCGAAGGACAAGTTCATGTTTATGTCAATTCCTGAATTTAAGCGTGTTCGTAAGAAGGCATTCACCAGAACAGAGGCTGGGGAACTCTTGAATTACTCAAGGGAATCCTTGGGCAATTTGACCCGCAAGGGATTATTGCCTCGCCCAATTCCAAGGATGCCAGTTAATGAAGACCCAAATGGGATTTGTACATATTACAAAGAAGAGACCATCTATACAATGCGTGAAATCTTGGCAGGAATTCACAGGGGTAGACCTCGCAAGGATGGACTCAAAATCAACAACCAAGTGCCCACAGAGTCAGAGCTATCGGCAAAATTGAACAAGGCATATGTAGTTTATTTGAAGACAGAAGACGGCACGTTCGTGCCTACTTTCCCCGAAACGATTTGACACAGGGCACTTTTGGTGCTATATTATGATGCAGCGGCACGTTCGTGCCTACTAGAAAGGTATGCTTATGAAGGTAACATGGAGAGTTGGTACCACGATCAACATTGGTGATTTCAGCAATGTCAAGTACGAGGTAGAAATCTCAGACGACTCCCGCGAAGGTGAGTCGAAGGAAGCAGCAAGCACGCGAGTTGCGAAGTTTGCCGAGGATCAGCTAGACGAGAAGATCACTGAAACAAAGGAAGACCTCTCGAATGCGATCAAGGAAACTACTGATATGGCAAAGCGCCTCTCAGGCAAGTAATGGCAGCTACGAACAAAGACAAGTACGCGGTCATCTCAAAGTTTGAGAACCTAACTAAGTCCCACGGCTTTGTTCGTCCTCCTCTCAATAAGTATGCCGAACAATGGGCGGCAGATGCGTTGATTCAATCATTCGGTTTGAACCGCATTTACGAGATGATGGACTATTACTTCTCAATCCAAACCAATCCACAATGGAAGAACTTTGCCTTCAAGGCTACTGATATCCATATGGCGATGCTCATGAAGCAGCAAGACGACGAGTTTCGCAAAGCGCAGCGAGCCAAAATGAAGGAGCTACTAGATGAATCTTGAAGCTAGAACGCTTTCCGCAGTATTGAATGACAAGCAGATGCACGTCCTCATGCAGGCAAACGTTTCTTCGCTACTCAAGACGCACACCGATATCTGGGACTTCATCAGGAACTACTACGACCAGAACCAGAGCGTTCCGGCTGTAGGCTTGGTGAAGGAAAGATATCCCAGTTTTGAATACACGACAGATACAGGAGCGACCAAGTATCATCTTGACGAACTCCGCAACGAATTCCTGAACGACTCTGTTCGCTCAACGCTGCGTAAGGCAGCAGAACAGGTACAGGACGGTAAGGCTGGTGACGCCCTGACAACTATGACAGTGGCAGCATCGGAGATTACCCGTGCAACGTCTACAGTACGTGACCTAGACGCTACCAACATCGACAGCGCCCTAGCCCATTTCAAGCAAGTACGTGACTTGCGTGACAGTGGTTCCTACGGCATCACGACAGGTCTCAAGGGTTTCGACGCTTGCCTGCCGTCCGGTATCACACCGGGACAGTTCGGTGTATTCCTTGCCTACCCATCCATCGGTAAGTCTTGGATGATGCAGTACTTCGCGGTACAGGCATGGAAGAATGGCAAGACTCCTCTCATCATTAGTCTGGAAATGACTGAGGCTGAGGTAAGGACAAGGCTCTTCACAATCCAAGGCGAAGGCGTATGGTCTCACCGTAAGCTTTCTGGCGGATATGTCGAGCCAGAAGATTTCACACTTTGGGCTGGCAAGAAGTTTGATGGACGCCCTCCTATTCACATCGTCTCAACGGACGGCATGGATGGAACGGTTAAGCCATCAACAGTCAGTGCAAAGATTGACCAGTATCGACCTGACATTGTGTTCATCGACTACTTGAACCTTATGGACCCCAACGCAAAGGTTGAGGGGGAAACCCAGAAGATGAAGGCATTGTCGAGGGAACTCAAGCAGCTTGCTCTCAACAAGAACATTGCCATTGTGGCTATCTCGTCTGCAACACCTGACGACGCTACTGACATGAACTCTGTTCCTCAGCTTGGTCAAGTTGCATGGTCGAAGCAGATCGCGTATGATGCTGACTGGCTGATCGCATTCGGTAGGCAGCCCGGTGACAACATCATGGAATGTGTATTCCGTAAGAACCGCAATGGATTCTTGGGAGAGTTCCTGTTGGTTGTTGACTTTGACAAGGGCATGTTTATCTACAAGGAATATGGTGATTGAGTACTCTGAGGGACAGGTAGAGAAGGTTCTCGAAGTTATCGGACTTGATGCTGCGGCTGAGGCTCCTAATGACGTGATCGTTTTCTGCCCTTACCACTCCAACCACCGTACTCCTGCGGCAGAGGTAAGTAAGGACACGGGAGTGTTCTACTGCTTCGCTTGCACTAAGCACGCAAGTCTGGTAGACTTGGTTCGACATGAGACTGGCATGACCTTCTTCGAAGCTCTCCGTCTCATTGACACCTACAAGTCAGAGACCAGCATCGTTGAATCGATCAGGTCGAAACTTGATCAGGAAAACAAGTACGAGCCATTTGATTCTGTTGTCACAGACAAGCTCACATCCGAACTGCTCACCAGCGGTAGGGCACAGAGCTATCTCGACAGTCGCGGTATCAATGGCAAGAGTATCTTGGAATACAACCTTGGCTACAGTCGCAACATGGACATGGTCATCTTCCCCTACTACGAACCTGATGGTCGATTTATCGTCGGCTTTCAGGCACGTAGTATCGAAGGCAAGGAATTCAAGAACTCAACGGGAACCAAGAAGTCCCAGACGTTGTTTGGAATCAACCTTCACAAGTGGGACTCAGACATCTTTTTGTTCGAGTCTCCAATCGATTCCATCTTGGCTCACCAGCACGGAATCCCAGCGATTTCAACCATGGGAGCCAACCCTTCAAAGACGCAAATTACCTTGCTGACTAGCCATTATAAGTCTATCTTCGTGGTAGCTGACAATGACTCTCCCGGTAAGGCAGCAGCGTTCAAGCTTTGCGAAAAGCTAGAGGGACGTGGTATAATGGTAGTACCGCCCGAGGGTTACAAGGACATCGGTGAGATGCCGTACAGTGACATTCCTCAGTGGGCTGACTATGTGAAGAATCCAGTGAATATACTATTAGGAGAAAAGTAAATGGGTATTGCAAGAGGTATCAAGGCAATTCAAGAGAAGACCGCTCCACGCGAGACGGTAGATTATGTGAAGGCGAAGTGGCTTTCACTCAAGGACGGAGATGACGTTACTCTCCGTTTCGTCAATGAGCTTGACGTTAACTCCCCCAACTACGATCTTGGTCGTGGTACAGCCGCTGTAGTTGACGAGCACCAGCCACCGGGACCAGAAGGATACAAGCGTCACGCTCTGTGCTCCATGGATTCTCAGGGAAAGTGCTGGGCATGTGAGCAGGTAGAATTCGATAAGGCTTGGCGCTCCAAGCAGAAGTTCTACATCAATGTCCTCGTTGACGATGGAAAGAACGATCCCTATGTGGCTCTTTGGTCCATGGGTGTTTACCGCAACGACAAGTTCGCAATGATCAAGGATCACTTCATCGAGAATGATTCCATTTCGAACCTGACCTTCCGCCTCAAGCGTACGGGTACTGGCAAGGACAACACAACCTACCAGTTCTACCCAAAGGCTGTTGACGCAAAGCCTTTCAAGTGGCCCGCAGTAGAGCCATTTGATATCGAGGCAGTCCTTCGTGACGTGCCTTACGCTGAGCAGTCTCGCTTCTATGGATTCTCGAATTCCGTAGCACCGGAAGGCGAACTCAAGGGTTCTGCTAACGTAGAGTGGTAACAAACTAAGTGGCTGGGGGCTTCGGTCCCCAGCCCTTCTAACTTCTAAGGAAACCAAATCTTGATTAACTACGTACCTCTGCACGTCCACACACACTTTAGTCTTATGGATGGTGTAGCAACACCGACCGAATATGTAGAACGCGCAGTGGAGCTTGAAATGCCGGGACTTGCTGTCTCCGACCATGGCACGTTGACAGGTCACCGTGACTTCCATCGTGCAGCGCTAGCTGGCGGTATCAAGCCAATCTTTGCAATCGAAGCTTATTTCACTGCTGACAGGACTGACAGGCGCAAGAAGGAAGAGCGCGTTGGTCCCCTTGACAAGATTTACCACCACTTGCTGATGGTTGCCAAGGATCAGGCTGGCTACGACAACTTGAACAAGATGAACGAGCTTGCATGGACCACAGGGTTCCACTACAAGCCTCGTATGGACTACGACCTCCTAGAGCAATACCATGAGGGAATCATCATCGGTTCTGGCTGCATGGGTGGTCTGATCAATCAGGCTATCGAGAATGGCGACTTTGCAAGGGCAAAGGAAGTCGCTTCCTACTTCAAGGAACTCAAGGGTGATGACTACTTCATCGAGGTAATGCCTCACAACGTTCCCGGTATGAATAGGAAGCTTATCGAGCTTGCTGATTCCATGGGTATTCCTACTCTAGTAACTCCTGACTGCCACCATGCAACGAAGGACCAGAAGGTAATTCAGGAAATCATGCTGATTGCCAACACGCATCCCAAGCAGGTAAAGGATACGGACTACGAGTCTTCGATTCAGATTGAAGACCCGATGAAGCGTCTGGACCACCTTTACGCTGAGGATCGTATGCTGACCTTCAATAAGTTCGACATCCATTTGCTTTCGGGTCAGGAGATGTGGGATGCAATGGGCGATGACGCCCGCGAGGATATGTTCGACAACACCTTCAAGGTTTACGAACAGATCGGTGATTACGTTGTGCCCAAGGGTCTCGACCTTTTGCCGGTACGGTTCGATAACCCAGATGAGGTAGTTCTGGAACGTACCATTGCTGGACTGAGGGCAAAGGGATTGTGGGACAACCACCCAGAATATCAGGCACGAATCCTT